GAGAATGCCTTCACCGAACATGCCGTTCTTGAACTGCTTCGAGATCGCCGACACCGGGTTGAATAGGCCCTTCATGCCTTCGATCAGCGCGGCGTTCGCAGCCGGGTTGACCGTCGCATAACGCGGCGACATGACAGCGGCATTCTCGTTCAGCTTCTGCTGCGCCTGCAACAGAACGAGCGAGGTAGCCGGGGTCGTGCCGGGCGTGCCGACCGAGTTGCCGATGTATTTGAAGCTGTTCGCAACGTCCGCGTCGATAGAGGACGCAAGCTGCGAAATACGAGGCTTCAGAACACGTTCAGCAAAGTCGTCGAGCTGCATGGTAAGCTCGGCGGTCGTGAAGTTAACGCCGATGTGCTTCTGGCTGGAGACCGCGAGCGTGGTGTACTGCTCGTTGTCGTCCTGAACCTGAAGCGCCGCGCCGTCTGTGACCAACGCGCGGTCGGGCAGACGGATACGGAGGGTCGAGCCGATCTTCGCGCCTTCAACGGCGAAACTATCATCATCACTATGTTCAGAACAGGCCGCTACGCCCATTCCCGCTTTCGCAGCTACCGCTCTCGCGGCAGGTCAGACTATATCTTTAGATATGACGCCAGATACGTCCGCTACGGATCATAGACACCAATGATCGAGTAACGCCGTATTTAGCGGCAATTTCTTGCTGCGTGCCTACATAGGCGCGTATTTCGCGAACCTGTTCATCCGTGAGTTTTGCGTGGCTGTTTCGGGTTCCCTGTGCCTGACGATTTTTATCCACCATGTCCTGCATGTTGGCGTCAAAGTCGCCGGCAAAAAGATGCGCCGGGTTCACACATTTACGGTTGTCGCACGAATGAAGGATATACGCACTGCCCGGATCGCCGTTAGCCAGTTCATAGGCTACGCGGTGAGCGTAGGCAGTTTTGCCGTCCTTATGGAATTGACCGTAGCCGTTAGGCATCAGGCATCCCGTCCATTCGTGGCATCCGCTCTCACGTATTGCCACCTTTGCGAAAAATCGCGACCTCAAGTCACGCTTCATATCTACCCCGCATTTCGGGCCGCTTGGCCCTACGAGCTTTCGCTCTAGTCGTTGAACCTTCATCATATCACAGTCAGCGATAAGATGCTTGGCTGCTGATTGCCCAATCCACAGGCTTTTCAGACCGTCGCGCTTGTCATTTCTAACTACGCTGTGGTGCATGTGGCTCTAAGGGGTTTCCAGCAATTAACGGGGTTTAGTGTCAGCTAGACTTACGTTTACTGACGGTTCACAGTGCGCGTGAGCACAAGCGAGTTCTCCAAGATCTCGAGAGCTTTTCTCGTGATCATATCAATTGTCAACAGAGAATTGGACATAACCTAGTCCTTTCAAAGACTTAGCGTCGGTTCTGCGCTTCCCACTTCTTGATCTGTCTCTGACGTTCCGCTTCAATCCATTCCGACGTTGACATTTCCTTGATGGACCGGGGGTCCGTTGTGTCGCGTCTCGGGCCGGAGTTCGACCGGGTAGCCGTGACAGGCGCAAGAGGCGCTGGCGCGGTTGATGTCTTCTTGACCGGCGGATTTGAAGCCAGATTGGCCTCTATCTTACCGATCTCCTTTGCCTGCAAGACAGGCGGCAACCGGGAAATGCGCGCGGCTTCTTTCGGGTTGGATCCGAGGAAGTAGATTACCTCGGGGCCAATATCCGAAGCCTGAATTGCCTGCGCCATAAAGTCCGTAACGGGAAGACTGGGGTTATACGCGACCTGTTCAAAGTCCTCGTATTTGTCCCTTGCCTCTTCCTCACGGTCTCTATAGGCCTCGACAAACTCAGCCTGCTGCTTTGCGGCCTCGCGCTGAGCCAACATCTCCCGAGCCTTCTGCTCAGCCAATGCTTCCGCGTATTGCTGAGCTGACTCGAAATCGTTGGGGTCCGCAGGAGGTGCGACAGGCTGTTTGGCCTGTTGCTCCGCAAGCCTTTGAGCCTGCTCACGTTCCCATTTACGCTGTTCTCTTGCAAGGCGCTTGCTTACAATCGCGTCCAACTCTTCCTGAGTGAACGATTTTGTAGGCTGCTGTTCCTCCGGCGTCGTTTCAACAGATTCCGGCGCTGCCGTAGCTTCCGGTTCCGGCGCGGGGCTGATCTCCGCTACAGCCTGTTCGTCTTCCATTTTCACCTAGCTTTCCGGCCAGTCGGTTGTGTTGACTATAATACGCTTACGCCCCCGGTTCAACCGGAATTGGCGGCACTTCTTCTTGTGCCGTCTTGGCTGCGTTAGCTTTTTCTTGGTTTATAGTGTTTGCCAAAATGCCACTGAGCAGCCCGTTCGCCACCGCGTCGAAGACTTCCTGACCTGTCGGCGGGCGGCGGACTTCAGGCTGCGCTGGCACAGCAGGAACACCCGGCGTACCCGGCGTAGCAGGGACCTCCGGCGAACCGGGGTCAATCATGTTGCCATCCTCGTCGTAGGTCGGCGGCACCTCGGGGATAGCGTCCGTCGGAGGAACAGCAGGGACCTCTGGCACCCCCGGCACGGCCTCTGACACCAGCACGCCATTCGGGAAGTAAAGCTGCGCGTAGGCGACCGAGATGCGGTCGATATCCTTATCCGCGATGGTTACGCGGCTTTCCAGCGGTGCGGGGTCGCTGTCCCGCTTGGATGCAATTTCGAAATACCCCATCACGCATGTCCTTCGTCAGTTTCGACCGGCTCGTTCGCTTTGGCGACAGCCGCCTCCAGTTTCTCTAAAATCGCCAGCGCGGGCTTCGCGCCCTGCAAGCCAGATGCTTTCACCGCTACGTCCAAAAGCTGACCGAGGGCGTTGAGTTCGTTCTGGTCAAAAGTAATCGTAATCATGTTGCTTTCTCCAAAGCAGGTGTCCAGTCAGTTGGAGAACGCACAGGGCTGACCGGACGATGCTCCCTGTGCGTGTTGGGGTTACGGGCCAGCGTCACGCCAAGCGCCGCCACTGTAGAAATACAGCTTGTTGTTTGTCGTATCGACGACGATAGGCGCTGTGCCGGTCTGCGTCGTAGGCGTTCCGGTCGGCGTTCCGGCGCATGTCGGGACGTAGATGAAACCATCCGTTGCCGTTGTGGCGAGCGCCTGATTACCGACGATAAAGCCAGCAGACGCGGTGTTGTCCGCAGCAATGACCTGAAGGTTCGCAGAGACGCGTTTCAGCGCGGGGAAGGTGGCTGCTGCGCTCACTCCGAAAACAAAGAAGCCTGCATCTGTTGCGGCTCGGTTAGCAAAGAAGCAAGCATTACCAGAAGTGTCTCTGTTTAATGAAAAGCCGGTCGTCCCCGTGCCGCAATACCACCCGAAAGCGCCAAATATATTATTGCCGTTATTTGTATAAATGCTACTGCCAAACGTGCCTGTCCCCGCCACATACAGATCGCGCGGCCTGCCGCTGCTGGTCGCGCCGATGTCGTATTGATTGTCTGCGCCAGCTTCAAAGTTTCTGGCAGCCGTCACCGTCCAGCCCGTCAAGCCGCCAGTTTGGAACTGTATCCCGCGAACAAAACCGCTGCCAGCCGCTTCATTTGAAATGAAGCAAGCTGTTGAGTTTGCTTTAATAGCAACGCGCTCATAGTTGTTGGTGTCGGTATATGTGCCGTAAATATTGAACGTCTGAGGATACGAAGTCGCTCCGGAGTTTGGTCTGCGTAGCGCGAGCTTGTCGGCGTCGTCGCGGTAGAGATAAACATCCGGCGGGTTTGACGCCGGAGTGACGCCAAAGCACAAAGCATACGGACTTACGACTTGCAAACCGCCGGCTGCTCCACCGGGAATTTCAACTATCTGATTTCCGCCGCCGCCATACGCCCAGTTTCCTCCACGATTATACCAGCCAGCCGTTCCGCCAACCGTGATTGCCGGAGTAGTTGCCGTGCTTGAAGAATTTAGGATGAGTTGCTGGCTACTGTTAATCGTCAGCGCCGTCGCATACGAAGTCGTCGCCGCAGTCTGAAAGATAATCGACCCGCCAGCGGTCGTGCCAGCGGAGCCCTTGATCGTGAAGTTCGGGCCGGTCGTGCCTGCGCCCGTGTTGCT